GTCTTTAAAGGAATTGGTTTCATATGCCAGCAATAACTAGAATTGGAGATAAGTCAACAGGACATGGGTGTTTTCCACCAACTGTTATGATAACCACACCTGTAGCAAAAACCTATTTTAATGGGAAATTTCCAGGTGTTGTGAGTCCAAACTGTAAATGGGCAGCTCATACTTGTGGAAGACAAACTCATAACTCAGATCAAAGGTATCCAACCTCTGGTGCAAGTAAAACGTATATTGAAGGTAATAAAGTAGCAAGAATAGCCGACCCAATCGCCTGTGGTGATGCAATTGGTCAAGGATCTTCGAATTCTTTTGTAGAATAGGACTAAATAATTAGATGGCACGCAATACAAGAAACTTTTCGGATTTAGACTTAAATTTCACTGCTCATCCAGTGACGAAAGATATCGTCCTGAGATATGATGAAAATGCTATAAAAACCAGTCTAAAAAACCTAATCTTAACATCAAATTTTGAGAGACCTTTCCATAGTGAAATAGGATCTCCAATTAAGCGTTTGTTGTTCGAACCAGCCACACCAATGTTGGCTGTTGTTATGAAACGTGCAATCGTAGATACTGTTAATAATTTTGAGCCACGTGTTCAATTATTAAATGTTGATGTTGATGTATCAATAGATAGTAACGCTATTAGAGTTACGATAGAATTTAAAATAGTAAATACCGAAAGACCTTTAACTCTTGACCTCGTATTAGAGAGAACCCGATAATGGCAAATAAAAAGATAAACGTAACAGAGTTAGATTTTGATGCGATAAAATCTAACCTTAAGAATTTCCTAAAAGGACAAGAACAATTTCAAGATTATGATTTTGAGGGTTCTGGTCTTTCAATTCTTTTAGATGTTCTGGCTTATAACACACATTATAATGCTCTTTATAATAACTTAACAATTAATGAGATGTTTTTGGATTCAGCCAGCAAAAGAAACAGCGTTGTTTCTTTGGCAAAAATGCTCGGTTACGTTCCACGTTCTTGCTCTTGCGCAACTTCCACAGTTCGTTTAACTGTAAATAGTGGAATTGCTGGACCAAGTGCTTTAACCCTACCAGCTTATAGCACGTTTTTAACTTCTGTTGATGGAGTCCAGTATACATTCTATACAACTTCTTCTTATACAATTACTGGTACAGGAACATCTTATACATTCGATAATATTAAAATTGTTGAAGGAACTCCACTTAATTTCATTTGGGAATACTCCAACGCAAACAATTATATTATTCCAAACGCAAACATAGATCTATCAACATTAAAAGTTAAAGTTCAAGAATCAGCTAATTCTGATTTTTATGAAACTTTCACAAACTCATCTTCGATCACTACAGCCGATGCAACAACTAAAGTTTATTTTGTGAAAGAGATTGATGATGGATTATATCAATTAACTTCTGGCGATGGTGTTATTGGTAGAGAATTGTCTGCTGGCAATATTATTCATATTGAATATATGGCATCTTCATTGGCTGCACCAAATGGAGCAAGATTGTTCCAATACACTGGACAAACATTAATATCTAATGCATCAAACGTAGTAACATGTTTGGCACCTGCTTCTGGTGGTTCTGTAGCAGAAGATATTGAAAGAATTCGTTTTAATGCACCAAGAACTTATGCATCACAAAATCGTTGTGTAACACCAGACGATTATAAAGCATTAATTTATTCCGCACTACCATCAGCTAAAGCAGTTTCTGTTTGGGGTGGTGAAGACAATAATCCTCCAGTTTATGGAAAAATTTTCGTTTGTGTTAAACCTGTTGACTCATCTAAATTAACACAACTTCAAAAGTCTGAGTTGGTTAATACAATACTACAAAGTAAAAACGTAGTTTCTGTTATCCCAGAAATAGTAGACCCAGAATATTTAAATATATCACTTAATGTTGATGTAAAATATAACCCAAGAGAGACTACTAGATCTGCTCCAGAAATTCAAACTATTGTAACTAATACAATTTTTGATTATGATGATTCAGATTTACAAAGTTTTGAAGGTGTGTTTAGATATTCTAAACTTTCAAAACTAATTGATTCTTCAGAAAAGGGAATTACAAATAATTCTATGACTGTTCTGATACGAAGAAATATAGCGCCACGTTATAATGTTTCAGCCCAATATTTGTTAAACCTAATTACCCCAATTTATTATTCAGAAGCTCCAGGTGGTTCTTTAGGAACTACAGGATTTTATATTGAAGGAAGT